AAATTCAACAATTGGAAATGTTGATTTTGGAGGTCATACTAAATCCTGTGAGGTTTACAATGAAAATAAATCAGTAGATTGGGTAGCTCAAGATTATGCTCGATGTGTTCCAGATGATAGCTTAGTATTCTCAACTATTAACGGGTATGAAGATTTAAGCCGGTATAAACATCAGATAACAAAAGTTGGTTCTCCCATATTAGGAAGTGGTGGAATTGACTTGGGTGGGTCTGCTGATGCATTACAATTACCTGCTGGATTTTTAAGTGCTTCCGCTGGAACAATTGTTGCCTTAGCAAAAACAGATACTATTGCGGCTGGCCTTGCTCATGTATTTAATCATATAAATACGGAGCGGATTTATCTTTACAGGAATGCAGCCAACTTTCTGATAAGTATTGGTGATACGACTGCCCAAGATACGACCTTTGATTTTGCTGTAGGTCGAACTGTCCTTATCGGTCTTTCATGGGATGCCTCTAATTTTTATACATATTTCAATGGTGAACCTGGACTGACCACAGCATATTCGGGTTTAACTACTCCTGGACAGGTATCGTATATTGGGTGTTATAACGGAGCCTCTGCTTGGTGGGATGGTATTATTCCAGCTCTTGATGTTCATAATACAAGAAAAACAAATGATTGGCATAAAGAACTTTATCTCAGAATAAGAAAGTATATATAATGGCTGCAGCAACTGATAATACAAGAGTAGCAATTAGAGTAATGAAACAGAAAGCTGTTTGGTGGGAAAGTACTTCGCTAAGTGAATTCGGAAAACCTTCTTATACAACCCCTGTTGAGATTGATTGTCGTTGGGAAGATGTAGCTGAGGAATTTATAAATCCTAGTGGTGATCAGGAAATAAGTAGAGCAAAATTGATTGTTGATAGAGATGTAAAAGTAAAAGATAAATTAAAACTTGGTGAGCTTGATAGTAATATTGAAGATAATCCTAATGATAATGAAGATGTTTGGGAAATTCTTCAGTTTGGAAAAGTCCCGTATATTAAAGGAAATAAATATACCAGGGAGGTTTATCTATAATGGCTCACATGGTAAAAGTAACTGGTGTTAAAGCAATAAAGAAAGCTATGAAAAAAGCTAATACTTTACTTGGAGATGGCCAGCGCAAAGGACTTATAAAAGGTGGTTTGTATATCCAGAGAAAGAGTCAACAGGTTGTTCCCGTTGAATATGGTATATTAAAGAATTCAGCCGGGACGAAAGCTATTGGGCATGGATGGTATACGGATGTAATAGTCTATTATACGGCTTCCTACGCTGTATATGTGCACGAGAGAGTGGATCTGAGACATAAGCCAGGTAAATACGCTAAATTCTTAGAAAGGCCTGTAAGAGAGAATATGTCAAGGCTATTATTGATTATTTCTGGAGAGATGTCAAAACATATGAAGCGTGTTAGAAGTTTTAAGGGGAAGAGCTAAATGGATCATTCCCCAGCTTATATCATTTATAAATATTTAGTTGCTGAAGGATTAGTTACTGTTCCTACAGCTGGTGATGATTGGCCTATGTTTGTAGGAAATTTACCTGATGGGAATGATGTTAAAAATAATGCAACAGCTTGTTTAGATACTACTCCAGTAAAAGATGGCAGAGTAATGGAAGGCGAGACTATATTTCATGAAGGCTGTGAAATTTTACTTCGTTCTGTTGATTACAATCCAGGTTGGGCTAAAATGAAAGCCTTGAAAGATGCTTTAGATGCTGTGAATAGAAATACCATAACAATATTAACAAAAACTTATAGATTGGATAGTATTACTCTTGCTACGGGAATTACTTCGTTAGGCCAAGAGGAGAATAGTCCAAAGAGAAGAGAGATGTTTAGTTTGAATTTTCTTGTTACTTTAAAGGAGACATAACATGGCAAGAATTGATGATGGCCACGCAACCTTAATTGAGTTTGCGGAAGATAGTGATGTTCAGATGTGGGAAAAGGAAGTAACACCTCCGGGGATTTCTGGTGGTGGTGAAAATGATACTTCCACGATGCATAATACAGTTTGGAGAACGAAAAGTCCAAAGGGGCTCAAGTCTCTTTCTGAATCTTCATTTACTGCAGCATATGATCCCGCAGTATATGATGAGATTGTATCTATGTGTAATGTAAATCAGTTGATTACTATTACATTCCCGGATTCCAGTACAATAGCATTTTGGGGATGGATTGATGAGTTTACTCCAGGAGCAAATGTTGAAGGTGAGCAGCCTACTGCTGATGTTACCATTATATGCTCAAATCAGAATGGTTCTCAGGTTGAGACTGCTCCTGTTTATTCTGCTGCACCTTAAGTTGTTTTATTTTATGTTGTTTTTGGCTGAACGTTTTTTATTTTTATTGGGAAGGAATTGATTTATGGCTGATGTATTGAAATTGTCATTGGAATTGAAAACTTTTGAATTGATTTTAGGTGATGAGAAATGTCTTTTGAAAGAATTGACTGGTAAAGACAGAAACAAATATCTTAATACCATGAAGTCAAGAGTAAAGGTTGGGGAAGAAGGAAAGAAGATTACGATAAATTCTTTTGATGGAATGCAATCGGATCTTTTAGGAAAGAGTTTGTTCCATGAATCAGGTGAAGCTTTTTCTGTTGAAGAAATTGAGAATATACCTTCATCTGCTCAGCAGACTTTATTTGAAGAAGCAGCAAAACTTTCGGGACTTGATGAGAAAAAAGATAAGGAAAAAGACGAAGACCCAAACGTTTAGAGGGTGAGGAGCTAGATTGGTTTAGATTAGCTTCACACCAAAATTGGTCTGTGGAAGAGGCTCAAGTAAAAGTCTCTTCCACAGGATTTTTAAAATGGATATGGTTTTTAGATTGGAAAGCAACAAGGGAGTTTAGACGGGAGGATTATTATATGGCTCATATCGCAGCAACGATAGAACGGGGTTATGTAAAACATCCAAAAAAAGTAAAACTTAAAAACCATTTATTGGATTTCAATCGTATTCAAGATAAATCCTCTAAGCCTCAACTTCAAAAGAAGAAAGGCCTTTCAAAAGAGCGTATGCAGAAGAGCAAAAGTTTTTGGAAAGGTTTAACAGGGTTGATCGGAAAGAAAAAGAAGACAAAGTTACCTAAGAAAGTAAAACAGAGTAAAGGATAATATATGGCTTTTTCTTTAAATCTTGGTAATTTAGAAGTTCATCTTTTAGGTGATAATAGTCACTTAGCCAAGACACTCCGTAGCACAGAAGCTATGTTAAAAAGGACAGAAGATAAAGCAAAGAAGTTTGGTAAAAGTATGACTAGAAATGTTACCCTTCCTCTTGCAGCTATGGGTTTAGCTGCTTCCAAAGCTATTGTTGATTTTGATAAAGCTATGACAGAGTCTTTAGCTATTATGAAAAACATAACACCACAAATACGTAAAGAAATGGAAGAGACTGCCATATCTATTTCTTCTCAAGGTGTAAAGTCAGCAGAAGAACTTGCCAGATCATATTTCTTTTTAGCTTCTGCTGGGTTTGATGCTAAACAATCTATAGCTGCTTTATCAACTGTAGAATCATTTGCTACAGCCGGAACATTTGATATGGCTTTAGCTACGGATTTATTAACAGACGCTCAATCAGCTTTAGGTTTGACTGTAAAAGATTCTGAACAGAATATGAAAAACATGGCTCGTATATCAGATGTGCTAGTAAAAGCTAATGTTTTAGCAAATGCTTCAGTAGAACAATTTTCAACTGCTCTTACTAGTAAAGCTGCAACAGCCATGAAGTCCTTTAATATAGAACTCGAAGAAGGAGTATCTATTTTAGCTGCTTATGCTGATCAGGGGATCAAGGCCCAATTAGCTGGTAGTATGTTTGATCGTATGTTAAGATTATTGCTTAAAAGTATAAATGATAATAAAGAGGTTTGGGACAAATTTAATATAAGAACAACTGATGCTATGGGAAATCTAGTTCCATTGGCTGATATAATTGAGGACTTGACTGAAAGAACAAAGGGTATGGGAGCGGCTCAGAAAACCGCTATGTTGGATATGCTTGGGTTTGAAGCACGAAGTCAGCAGGCAATTTTACCACTATTGGGATTATCTAATAAAATTCGTGATTATGAAAAAAATCTAAGATCTGCAGGTGGAGTGACAGAAGATGTTGCAAATAAGATAAAAAAATCATTAAGCGCACAATTTAAAATTTTGTGGAATAATATTAAGAATGCTTCTATTGAATTGAGAAATGAGTTTAAGCCAATATTACTTGGTGTTTTAAGTCATATTCAAAAAGCAGTACAATGGTTTAGGGATTTAGATGTAAATACAAAAAAATGGATTGTTGCTTTGGCTGCAGTTGCTGCTATTTTAGGGCCATTAACTTTAGTTTTGTTTACATTTCTAAGTTTAGGAATTAAGATTCTTTCAATCTTAGTTGCTTTTGGACCAGCTATAATTGTATTTACTGTAATGGCAACAGCGATATGGGCTATTGTGGATGCTTTTACTAAAGCTGATTTGAAAATAATAAACTTTTTTAGAAATATCCGAATTGGAGGGACATCAGTAGGAGCATGGATGGATGCTCTTGGAACTTATATCTGGCAGACATGGGACTGGGCCATAAATAAATCTATATTGATTTGGGAAACTCTTTGGGTTTCTGTTAAAGAATTAGGAGCTAAAATAAAAAGA